GGCCGGCGAACTCGAGGTTGTTGATCGTGCCGACGCCGATCTTGATTTCCTGCCCAGCGACCGGCACGAAGCCCTCGGCAATAAAGGTGCAGGTGTTGGGCGCCTCGTCCAGTTGGTCCTGAATGCTGATGCTGCGGCGGCGAATGTTTGCGGTGCGATAGACACCCCCGATCACAATCACCTTGACGGTCAGGTCGATGGTCAGGCCCGCCGTCCCGCTGGACAGCGCGAGCACCGCGGCCGGCGGCTGGAGCACGCTGGCGCCAACGGTCCGCGCGGGGACCGGCGCCGAGAGGGCCAGGACCGCGCTGGCGGCCTGTAGGCCGATGCCGGTCGCGCCGACAGGGGTAGACAGGGCCAGGTCCGCGCTCGTCGCCTGGAGGACCACGTCGCCGCCCAGGACGACGGCGTCGGGCACGCTCAGGGTGAGCAGGCTGTAGTCCGCGCCGATGACGCCGGGCGCGCGGCCGAAGAGCAGCAGCACGGCTGGGTCAGCCCTTCGTGTAGTAGAACCGGCCGCCGACCGACACCGCGGCCGAGAGGTTGAGGATCAAGCCGTTGCCGGCGGCGGTGACGAACCACGGCTCGCCGTCGAAGTCGAGGAACCATGAGCCGCCAGCGGCGAGACTCACCGCCGGATGGAAGTCGGCGCCCGCGCCGTCCTTGAATTTCACGCTGACCGCCGCCGCGGCTTGGATCCACATGCGGAAGAGCCGGATCGTTTGCGCGGCGGTGCCGACGAGCAGGACGTTGTCGCCCGCCGAGGCGATGGTGATCGCGGCAGACGCCAGCCGCGCCGCGCCCGGCAGGTAGAGCCGGTTGGTCGTCGGGAACGGGTTGGCGTCCGACGTCTTCAGGTTGGTGCCGTTGTCCCCATGCACCGGCTTGAAGATCTGCGCGTGCCGCGCGCCCGGCATTTCCTCGGTGGCGATGATCTTCCCGGTCCCTGGTGTGATTTCGATGTCGTCCACGGCGGTGCCCTCTTCGATGTCGGCGGCTCAGGCCGTCGAGAATTTGCGCGACCGCTTCAGGCTGTCGGTCAGCGTCTCGCTGACGAAGCGCCGCAGTTCTTCGCGCGCCGCCGGGTTGTTGGACAGCAGCACGCCCGACACGTTGACGACGACCGCGCCACCAGCGCCGCCGCCCTCGGCCGCGCCCAGCGGCGTGACCTTCTCCCAGCCGTGCAGCATCGCCGGGGTGCCGGTACCAAAGTTCTGATAGCCGTCGGTGCCGCTGGCGAAGCTGGGGTAGTCGGTAAACGGCGTGTGTGCGCCCATCAGTTCACCGCCACGCTCAGACACAAACAGGCCGGCATCGCGGTACGCCTTGGTAAAGCTGAAGCCCTTCGGCACGTTCAACTGGAACGCTTCCGCCTTCGCCGCGGTCACCGCGCGCCAGCCGCCGACCATCTGATCGGAAGCCTCTTTTTGCTGGCGGGCGGTTTCGGCAATCGACGCCGCGATCCGCGCGTCGTTCTCGTCCTGCAGTTGCTGTTGCGTCTGCAGTTCGGTCTCCCAGGTCGCGGTGTTGTCGATGAGCGCCTGTCGCTGCAGCAGCAGCGCCTTGGTGCCCGCGTCCACTTCCGCCACCGGCGCGGCGTTGAACGTCTGATCAAACCCAGCCACGCGACCGCTGCCCAGGATCGCCGCGCCGCCCTCCGGGTTCGCGGTGCGCCCGGCGAGCTTTGTCAATTCGGCATAGAGCGCCGACGCGGTTTGTCGCTCGCGTTCCATGACGCCCATCGCCTTCAGGCTGGCGTCAATGATGTCCTGCTGCGCGTCCGCCGTCATATGTGCCGCGCCGCCCACCTGCCGCACCGCGTCGGCGTATTCCTTCGCGCGCTGGATCAGGTCGCGGCCAAACAACTGATCGGACAGCTTGTTGATCTTTTCGATCTGCTCGGTCTGCGCGATCAGCCCGGTGATGTCCTGCCCGGCGACGTGGCCCATCGCCTCGCCGACCTTCGTGATCGACGTGGCCAGCTTGTCTTCCTCGGTGCTGAGGCGCTCGCTGACGTAGCCGAATTCAAACGCCATCTCCTTGAGTTTGCCAACTGCGGCGGTGGGCATCCCGACTTTTTCGGCGAGCGTGGCGGCACCAGCGGCGGCCTTCGCCATAGCGCCGTAGCCCTCAGACTTCAGCTGCACCATCGCGTCATACCAATCCGCGGCGAACGAGTGCGCGGCACGCGCGGCGCCCATGAGTTCGTTGGCGAAGTCGACCAGCGCGGGCGCCAGCGGCACCAGCACTTCGGCGAGCAGCGCCTTGCCGGCGCCCATCAGCGACGTCATGGCATCGCCCAGGTTGTCGAGGTTCTCGATGGCTTCCTCATCGAGCACCAGCCCCATGTCGTGCGCGGCGCGGATCATTTCGTCCATGTTGGCGACGAGCAGCGGCAGCACCTCGCCCGCGCTGCGGCCGAAGACGTCCATCGCCGTCGCGGTGCGCCGCGCCGGGTCTTCGATGCCCGCGATACCCTTGGCGATCGCCTTGAATTGATCCTCCGGCTTCATCGCCATCAGGGCGTCGAGTTCCAAGCCCATGGCGCCGATCGCCGACGTGGCGCCCTTGTCGCCGCTCCCGAGCCTGTTTTGCATCTGCCCGATCGCGGTGACGACGCTGTCGATGCTGACGCCGACCTGCGCGCCGGCCGCCGAGAATTCCTGCAGCGCCGTCGTGCTGACGCCGGTGCGTGCCGACAGGTCGGTCATCGCGCCCGCGAAGTCGAGCACGGCGTTGACCGCGCCGACGATGGCGGTCACGCTGAAATACGCCCCGAGACTTTTCGCCAGCCCCTTCACGGTGCTATCGAGGCCGGTGATGTTCGACTTGATCTCCTTCAGCTGCGAGTTAAAGCCGCCCATTTCCATGGCGACTTTGATCATCAGCGTGGCAATCGGCATGGGTTACTCCGTCGTCGTCGTGTCGTCGTCGTCCACCGGCGGCGACCAGACCATCTGGTGCGCAACCTCTGGCTCAGTGCCGCCGCGGATCAAGTCGCGCACTTGCCCTTCCAGCAGGAGCAGCGCCTGCCAGCGGCGAAACTCGGTGGCGCTCATCGAGCGCAGCAGCGTGTTGACCGTCATGCCGAGTTCGCGCGCGAGCGTAAAAGCGAAGTGCTCGGCGCTATCGGCCTTTAGTCGTTTTTTTCCTTCTCCACCGCTTCGTCGTCGTCGCCCAGACCCGAGAGCCGTTTCGCCACGCGCGTGAGCCGGTTGATGATCGCCGCCTTCTGCTTGCGCAGCAGCCCGAAGTCGTCTTCGGAAAACAGCCGGTTGCCCTGGTCGTCCCAGCAGGTGCGCTGCAGCAGCCGTAATTCGCCATCCTGTTTCTTCATCCCGACGGCGTTACCGCGCGCGTCGAATTTCAGGTTGGAGAGTTGATATTCGCGGTTCTCTTCGGCGGTCATTTCACGCACCAGCACGACGCGCTGCCACTCGGGCACCGGCACGCGCTCTTCGCCGAGCGAGACCTGCGCCCGCAGGAACGACTTGTCGCTTTTGCTGGCGACAGGGAGCGGCGGCTCCCCGCGCGTGTCGTCATCCATCGCTGCCTCCCGACTCATGCCGTGGTGTACGCCAGCTTGCTCCCGGCGTTCTTGATCTCGATCGTCGGCTCCTGCGAACTGCCAACCGCGCCGCTGATCGGCGTGTACTTGAAGATGCGGCCGCTACCGGTGATCTGTTCGTTCGCCGGTCCGACCGGGCCGGCGTCGTGGCGCACGATCACTTCGACCGCCGCACCGCCGACGAGCGGGCGGATGGTGGCGTTGGTCCGCCCCGGCGTGTAGTTCTGCCGCAGCTTGGCGACGATCGTCCACTGCGCCAGCCCCGGCTCGGCGCTCTCGGCGGTGTGCGTCATCACCGTATCGTCGTGCTCCGAGAAGCCGTCATTGACCTGCACTTCCCGGCACTCATCGCTCAAGTCGACGCCGTTGATCGAGATAAACGCATTACGAAGAATCACGATGCCCTCCCTGTTTTTACTTGCCGAGAATGACGACGAGGTCGAAGTTCGGCGCCGTGCCGCCGACGTCGAACATGGCGCGCCACCACGGCTGACCCGCCGGCGTGGGACCGTGGATGCTGATGAACGCCGACCCCGGTCCGGTCATCTGCGGGAACGCCGCGACTGGTGTCAGGACCAGCGGATCTTCCGCGTCGGCGGTTTGGATGCTGACGTCCAGCGTCGGCGCGGTGCCGGTGACCGCGAGGACGTGGATGGCGGCGTAGGCCGTCTGCCCGGCCGGCAACACGCCCAGGTCGTGCATCGCGCCGCCGCCGTCGGCGACGACCGGCGCGAGTTGCAACGTCCGCCCAGCGACGGGCGCCTGCCCGCGCCCGCGCACGGTGTAGCTGAAGGCCAGCAGGTTGTTGACCTCCGCGCCGTGCTTGTAGGTGAACTCCGTCGCCTTGAAGAACTCGATGGCCTGTGGCCCGTCGTCGGGATCGCCGCTGATGACCGTGAACGGCACGTCCGCCACACCCAGGTTGCGGCGCAACACGTCGTGCGCCTCGCCCGGCCCCAGCGTCACGAAGCCCGCGCCGGTGACGTTGATCGCCGGCATCGCGGGCACGAGGTTCTCCGCGGTGTGGCCGAAGGTCGTGCCATCGCGCTCGGCCGGGTTGAGCTCCACGCTGATGGAATTGTGGTCGCCGCTCAGGTCGTACTGGCCGACGAGCACGCGCGCGTTTCGGATGATCATTCGCTTACCTCATAGCCGCAGACCTTGCAGCACCACCGCGCGTGGCCCATCGTGGAACCGGTATCTTCGCGCTCGCTCGCCGGGTGATCGCACGCGGTCAACAGCGGCGGCTCGGCGGTGTCGAGCAGCACCGCGAGCCGCTCCAGCGCCACCGCCGCCCGCTCGATGGCGGCGCCGACCTGCTCGATGCCGTCTGATGCGCGCTCGGCGGCGGCGGCGAGCCGTTCCTGCAGCACTTCGCCCGGCGTCACGGCGTCTCCAGCCAGCGCCAGATCAGCACCAACACCGCGGCGACCACGACCGCCCAGACGACGACGATCAGGAACCCCGCTCGCAGTGTCTCGCGCGGCGTCATCATGGCTGTTCCCCTTCGCGCAGGCGCGCGTAGAAATTGGCGACTCGATGCTGCACCTTGACGCCGCCGATCACTTCGTCTTCGCCCTGCTGCTGCGGCAAGACGGCGATGTCCTCGACGCGCCAGCCGACCGCGAGCAGCTGGGCGCCGTCGAGCAGCCGCGTCACGTTGTCGAGCACGGCGCCCAACTGCAGCGCGCCCTGGTAGGTGGCGAAGACATGCACTTCGATCGAGCAGTTCTGCCCCGCGCGGCCGAAGGTGTCCTCGCGCTCGGTCGGCACGACCTCCAGCCGCGCCACCGGGAACGTCGTGTTGCTTTGCGGGATGTCATCGTAGACGCGCGCGCCGATGTTGCCCGCATTGAGCACGCCGTAGACCGCCCGCTGCAGCGCCGCCATGCCGGTGCCGGATGCGCGCGCCATCAGAGCAGCCCTCCGCCGGTGAACTCGTTGCCGATCTTCGGCGCCTCGGCGGCCAGTCGCCGCACCGCCGCGGCATAGGCGCGGTTCGCGCGGTCAAGGTAGTGCGGCTCTTCCGCCCGCGCCGCGTCGAGCATGAACGGCACCGCCCGGTTGTGGATGCTGCCGAAGTGAACGAAGCGCGCATAGCGCGACGGCTCGACCACGCGCCCGCCAGGGCCAACCCCGCTGAACCGCGCGGGCAGCACCGCCACCCCCTTGCGGATGCCGACGGTGCCCGAGAGCCGCGTCTGGTAGAACCGCCACGCGATGAACTTTTTCAGGTTGCCGGATCGCACCGGCACCTTTTCCGCCGCCTGCCGGGCAATCTCGCGCAGCGTCAGTTCGGTCGCGCGCCCCAGTTCCTCGCGGAAGACCGGGTCGAGCCGCAGCAGGGCGCGGTCGACGTCGCTGGCGTCGACGCCTGCGCCGCTCGACGTGGCGGTGAGTGCCATCAGTCGGCCTCCGTGCAGTCGAGTTCCAGAAACGGAATGCGGTGCTGCACCGTGCGCACCAGCCCGACAATCTCCAGCGTGCGCGTGCCCCAGGTCAGGCGATCGGCGGCGTGAACATCAGGCCGGTCCCAGATGCGAACGTGGTAGGCGATGGCGGCGGTCATCGCCTGCGTCTGGATGCGCTCGATGGCGGCGGCGGCGATGACCGACGCCCAGACGGTCGCCACGTCCTGCCAGTTGTCGCGCCGCCCGCCTTGCCCATCGCCCTGATAGGTCGCGGTGATCGTGCCGTTGGCGACGTCCGGCGTGCCGAAGGGCACCGCGTAGGTGAACGTGTCGACGTCCACCACGGTGACGACGACGCGCCCCAGGTAGGGTGGCGCGTCGGCGCCGCTGATCTCGACCTCGTCGCCGCTGCTGAAGCCGTGCCCCGGCGCCCGCGCGGTCGCCACGCCCGCCGCGGAGACCAGCGCCGACACGACGACCGGCACCGCGGCGTCGTGCTGCAGCGTCACGAGTTCATCGAGCGCGCCGATGATGAAGCGGTCAGCCTTGGACGGCATCTGGCCACCGACGGGATCACATAGCGATTGATCAGCGACTCGACGCCCATCGGCACCGACGGCTCGGCGCGTGGCTCGCGCTCGTCGCCGCTGTGCATGGCGATGTCGGCGATCAGCAACAGCACGGCGT